CTTCACCAGTGACCTCATCGTAAAGCTCGGCGCCTTCTCCTGTTATGGGGTCATAGTCGTTTTGGAGCACCTTCATCCTCTTGGTGCTCTCACGAACCATAGCCTCAATGTCAGACTTGACGTAGGTCGTGGTATTTTCCTTTTCTTTAACGTAAGCTATCATTCAGTTTTCTACTATCTTCCCTTAATTCCTTAATACCGTCAATCACCAATCCCGCCACAAAGCCAACAATGCAGGACATGATATGTGTTCCTGCGGCTATGTTTTTGGCAAGCAGCACCGACACACCAAGCGATATAATCACTGGAAGGCAGCGCTTGAATGTGAGTTTGCCATGTGCGAGTGTCATGCCGACGATTGCAAACAAGACACCTGAGAAACCTACTGTGAGGTTACGGCAGGGCACCACAAACGACACAAGCACCGCAGCTGCAAGGGCTATTATCCAGCGCCACTTGTTGCCTCCCGACCACATCATCAGCAGCATACAATAGGCGTTGCAGGCGAGATGAAAAATGTTGGCGTGTACGAAATTGAATGTCAAGTGGTTGAGAATACCGCAACCCGACACCAACCCCCACCTCTCGCAGTCGAAGCCAAAGAATGCAAACAAAAGCATCACAACGAACAGCATCACAGAATCAGCTCTTTTCATGTCTCAGCCTCCTTACCCTTGTATTGTTGCGGTTAATAATCTTCATGGCTGCATGAATGCCTATATAGAACTCCGGTGCGGGCTCATTGATAACCATTTCGATGATATCGCTTTTATGCCTGCCGGGATTCTGCGCCTCGGCCTTTTTGTATCTGATGTATATTTCATCATACATCTTGACCTTGTTGGGGTTCGGACTGGCAAACGCCACATTGTTTTCCATAAACATGATGATGTCGTATGCACGCTCTTTCTCAATCCAAAAGCGTTGCGACTGCATCTTGAGGGCAATACCCACATAATCGTGGATATTTCCGCAGTGGTTTTCTTTGCAGGCCTGTCTGTAAGCCCTTACGAAATCCCTGTTTCTTTCTTCTATCAGTTCTCTGCTTCGTTGCTTCATAACCTTGTATTTTCCACAAAGTTATGCCAAATGCGCTGTTTCTTCCATTCAAAAAAATGTACCTTATTTATTTTTGCGATGAAATCTTAAATCAGCATATCATGGCAAAAGAGAAAACTATTGAAAATCAAGAGGAAAAGAAAGAAACTCCGCCTGCCGAGGCTCCAAAGTCGAAGCGCGAGCAGTTTCGTGAGTACATGAAAAATTCCTATCCCGATGATGATTTCGATGACGAAGATACCAGATACGGTCGCGTCATGGAAGCATTGGAAATGAATCAGAAGATGAAGGATAGTGACAGCAAGATGAAAGATTTGTTCGATAAGCACCCTCAGTACAAAGACATGTTCATGAAGGCTGCGCAGGGCGAAGATTTCATTGAGTCATTTATCGCGGTCTTCGGCAAAGACAGCATCCTCGAGGCTATCAACAACCCAGAGGCTGCCGAAAAGCTCTCTAAGGCTCAGGAGCAGTACATCAAGACACAAGCCGACAACGAGAAGTACAAAAAAGACTCTGACGTTAATATCGGCAAGTCGCTTGAAGACTTCACTGCCTTTGCCAAAGAGAACAACCTGAACAACGAGCAGACAAACGAGGTATGGGGCAAGTGCATTGATATCATTGTCAATGGCATCAACGGCATTCTCGACAGGAGTCTGTTTGAAACAGTGCTCAAAGGTATGAACTACGACAACGCAGTGCAGACAGCGCAAGAAGAAGGTCGTATTCAAGGCCGTAACGAGAACATCGAGGCAACACTGGCAAAGAGCGCACCGGAAAAGACCCCTCCGACATTCGGTGGCGGAGCAGGCGCACCTGTCAAACCTGAAACGCCTAAACAGAAGAGACAGTATTACAATGTTTGGAGCGGACAATGGGAAGACCTTCCTGATACGGATGAAGAAAACAAATCATAATCAATTTAATTACAAACTTAAAAAATTCAACACAATGAAGAAATTCAAATTTGGCCTATCGGCTATCTTCGGACTGCTTCTGTTCGCCACAGCAGTCCTATTCGGTGCAAGTACCGATATCTCAATGGCAATGGCGGACCAGTTCATTGACAACTCCCACACACAGCAGACTCCTGGTCCGACAGAGACTCCTGGTGTGAATGGAGACCTTACAGGCACGCCGATGTCGGCAACTCTCGTCAACGAAAGCGACCTTGCGGCTCGCGAGATGGATAAGATGATTGCCAAACATCGTCCGTGGAAGTTCTCAGCCACAACGGATATGTATAACAAGGCGAGACGAGTCACATGTACCAAGTACGAGATCGAACACCCTGTATCAGCTGCTACAGTTATGGATTGCCAGCTCGGTGCAAACGCAGGCGGTTCAAATCAGGCTACTATCACACTCAACACCGCAAGTTCACACATCACCGTTGATGAACTCCGCATGTTCGCTCCCGGTATTACCGTATTGGTGCAGGGTGTTGACGGATGGACAGACGACAAAACAAACCCACAGCCAAAGGGTATTCTCGTCATGATGGTTACCGAAAGAACATCATCGACCTGCACAATGATTCCTTTGAACGGCAAATGGGTTTCAACCAATTACGTCGTTCCGGCAGCTATCCCTGCAGGTACAACACTCTCGGTCATGTCATCGGCAGGCTCCGAGTCACAGCTTGAAGTCGCTCCTGAAGACTACATTCCAGAGACAAAGACAGTCTATCTGCAGAAGAAGATTGTCAACATTGTCATGACAGACGACTTTAAGGAGCAGATTAAGGAATTACCGTTCTACAACAGCGACTTGAAAGACAATGCCCTTTACAACTTCCGTCGTAAAGCCGAAAGAACACTTTGGGCTGGCGTTGCTTCAAAGAAAAAGATGTTTGTGTCAGAGAAGATTGGCTGGGAGGATGTTTATACCTCAGAAGGTATCCTTGCACAGCTGCTTAACAAATTCGCAATCAGCGGTGATAAGATTACCTTTGAAGACCTTATCGACATCTGCCGTATCCAGTTCGGTAAAGATAGCGTAAGCGATGAGGCCGAAGCGTATAGCGGTCTCGGATTCCTCGCTCGTCTGCATAAGATTGACTTCCAGAAGACTGGCGACGTGACAATGCTTACACAGCGCGACACATTCGGCATCATGATCAGCAAGTTCCAGTGCTCATTCGGTACTTTGAACTTCAAGAAAACCCCTGCTCTTGATGACCTCGGATATAGCGAGTGCTGCGCCATTGTCGATATGGCTAACGCAACACGTTATGTCAAGATTGATAAGAAGAGCTTGAGCGTTGACATGAAGAAAGGTGGCGGTCCTGGTGGCGAAGTCCGCGAGGCATCACGCGACATCTACATAGAGGCTGATGCTCTCTGCTTGCGTGGCTACAACTCAATGCTTGTTGGTCCTGCAGAGAAGGTGTTCAACTTCGATTCAGTCAACCCGACTAACAGTGCAATCTTTAAGTACACAGCTGCCATGAAGACTGCAGGTTACAACCTTGAACCTGACATGAGCAAGAGCACATCAGTGTTCAACCATATCGCAGCCCTCAGCCTTGGCGCAGCCAACTTCGAACCAACAGACGGTGACCTCTGGTATCTTGAAGCAGCCGATACATTCAGCCACTTCGCAGCAGGCACACTCATCAAGTACAACGCAGGTACTGGTGGATGGGAGAAACACTCCGGCTCAATCACCGCCTGATAATTCGGATTAAATGATAAAAGCCGGCCGTACCTAACCACGGTCGGCTTTTGCAAAAATTTAAAAACCATAAAAAATATTATAACATGGCTACAAAGAAATATATCATGCACAATGTGGCAAACACGAGAGTCCCGCTTGCCCTTGGTGATTTGAAAGTCAATGCAGAATTTAAAAACGGCAATATCCAGAACAGAATTCCGGCATCACTTATCACAAGCGATCCAGTAGTTCAGATGGCTATCGAAAGCAATAAAAACTATTTCGGCAGACTGATATTGCTTGAATGGTCTCATCCTGACCCTTCGGATGAGAAGCCGAGAGGTACAGCCGAGCCTGCAGGCATGAAACTTGAAGACGTAAAGAGCATCGACGACGTAAAGGCTTATCTCATACAGAATCACGGTGTTGCAAGAAACATCTCATCTGTTGACACTATTAAGGCTAAAGTTGCCGAGTTTGGTCTTGTATTCCCCAATTTCAGTTTTGAATAAAACTTGAAATGATATGATAAACTTGCAGCTATATAAGATTGAGGATTTTGTCAGAGCGAGACTCGACGAGGTGTCGCATGGCAACGATGCTGGGTTTATCGACGCTGACACCCTGAATATATCGAGAGCGATTGAAAGCTGCGCCTTGACGGTGATGAGAAGCATACACCTGGCAGCTCCCAACGTACTGCTTGACGGCGTTGTTTTCGCTCCGAAGACAATACAGACAATCACACAGGAAAACGAGGTCTGCGGCATCAGATTCAATCTTCCCGACAACTTCCTCAGACTTGTGTCTGTAAAGGTTGCGCAGTGGGATAGACCAGTGCAGGCCCTTATTGCAGAGGATGGCGTGGAGTATCGCAAGCAGAAAAACAAATATCTGCGCGGTACACGCCATAATCCGGTGGCTGCAATAGTCCACGCCGTCAATAGCGGAGGCGCAGTAGGATACGCCATCGAGCTTTATCCTTACAGCTCGTCGTATAATCCTCCAATGTCGCTTCAGATGTTGTATGTTCCTGAATTGCAGATGTTGAGAAACGGCGGTACCGAGTTCACCATCTGCCCGAAGCTGGAGCAGGCATGTATGTACGCCATCACGGCAGAGGTTGCAAGAAACTTCAGTATGGGTGACAGTGCAAAGATGTTCGATGCTCTTGCAGGGCAGGCTCTTGACCCTACAGCAGACAGCCTCAGACTATACCCGGTCGCTGGCGAGAAGGTTATCAATTCGTAATACTATTTGAAAACATTAAACACAAAAGACAATGAGCATTATTGAGAGTGGCTGGCTGAAGATTTTGAATAATTCCGGCAGCGGAAACGCCAATATCGGAGTCCAGACCAAAGAATTAAACAAAGGTAGAAGTAGCAGATCCAAAGGTATCACCGTCACAACATCAAAAGGAACCACAAAAGGCGCTACTATTACTCAGAGCGGCAATCCTGCCTACATCGACATTGCTTATTCGACAAAGAGCATGGGCGCCAATGAGACTTCGGTTATCATTGAGGGTAAAACCAACATTGCCTCGTTGAACTTTGCATTGAGCAACAACAATGCAGGATTGGCACTTCCTCAAACCATTGCAATCAACCGCACTGGTGCTAATTCATTTGACGCGCAGAGCAACGACGTGGAGTCAAGAGCCATCTCGCAAGGTACAGCGACACCGTCATCAGACTTTGGCAGCAGCGGTGAAATGGCATTCCGTATCGTTTTGCAGGGCTCTGTAAACAATACCGTTGATGCACGCAGCAGCGTCTTGACGATATCAGGCAATGGTGCAACCGCCATCGTGACCGTTATCCAAGCCGCAGGCAGTTCCCAAATCGACGTTGAGGATATCACACTCGAGAGAACATCAGGAGCCACTGGCACTTTGGTTATCGAAAGCAACGATACCTGGACTATAACAATTGACGATTAAACACTTTGCGCTTTGAGATATGCAGATTACTGGCGAAATAAACACACTTGAAAAAGGGTGGTTGAATATACCACTCCTGACTGGTGCGCCCGGCACGACACGCATATCTGTTTCTTCGCTAATTGAGCATAACGGCAGGGTCAACAGAGTAAGAACCATTCACGTTACAACAAGCAAGGGCACGACCAAGTCAGCACATATCACACAGACCGCAAGGGGTGAGTTTGTGCTGACTAACGACGAGTATAAAAAGGCTGGAGACGGAGAGTCACAGATTGTTATCACCGGCTCTTCCAACTCTCAGGCACTTCTTGCCACCATAGGACAGAACACAAGGGGTCTCGTAGTGACATCGCTGGAGATTTCTTTGGATAACGGCACTACTTGGACTACGGTCAATAATGGAGCCAATATCACGGACGATCCAGGAGAAGACGACAAATATCTGTGGCGTTTGACGCTCGGCGTCGCATCCAACTTTGCCGTAACATCCGGTGAATACGCTTCTGTCTCTGTGGGCGGTAAGAATACAGGACTCGGAGAGACAATCGTAAGGCAGTCGGGCACAACCGTTGACGACAGCTCCTTCAGCTATGACCTGGGCGACTCAAACAGTTTGGAGGTGACAGGCATAAGCAACAGCGCGTCGCTGACATTCGGAGGCACGCTGGCGAATCTGTCTCATACAGTCTATATCTCATTCGACAACGGAGTGACATGGACTGAATACACCGAAGGCACGACACTTACACAGAACAGCGTGGCACGTGGCGAGTATTACAAGTACAAAGTTGTTTTTGACACATCAACATTGTCGGCTGAATCTGCCGACATGACACTCACGGTGAACGACCATGCCAACAGACAGCAGGGCAGCTCAACCGTATCATTCTATGAAAGAAGTTAAGTACAAATATCAAATCTTTTATCAAAATGTTAGAATTAAGATACACCAAGAAATCAGATGCAAACAACAGAATTGTTATCAGCATTTCTGATTTTACCATTGACACTGAAGATAGTGGCGATGTTTCGATCGTACAGGGTATCATCAATGCTGCAAGTGCTCTCGGACTGATGTCTGCCAATGTGCAGGTTCAGTTCTCGGCAAACGACACTTCGTGGCATAGCACATATACCAACGGCGACGCTTACATCCGTTTCAGTTTCGATGGCACAAGTTGGGGAGCCTCCATTCCTATCAAACAGGATATGACGGGCACATTTGAAGAGCTTGTTGCAGGTGATATCACTCCTGACACAGAAGCACTCATTGAAATCGTTTCGCGGTTTGCAGTCCAGACAACTGGCGGTGACACCGATGTTATGACAGGCGATGCGGAATTTGTGGCAGTCAGAGGTCACCTCGACGATAATCTCAATCCATTCATGGCAACCCACTTCGTCAGTACCAAGATGAATCTTGTAGATTCATCCCAGTATCTCACCATTGACAGCAAGAAATCTTACTATTTCCCGGTCAAGAAAGGCGAATGGGGTTCATACGGCACAAGTAACAAGAATAACGGCTATATCATTGTAGGCGGTACTCCTGTTGCAGTGTATTACAGCGCGACAAAACCGACTGCTTCAAGCTACGGCTCGGCATGTCCGACACACACTGACCACAGCAAGACTTATTATCTCCCTGGTGGTGATGGCTGGCTTGTTGTTGTGATGAGCGACGACACGGTACCTGCCTGCCACGTGGTATGGAACAGCGAGATGGACGCCATAGGCGGAACATTCGGCAACGTCGTTAAAGAACTTCCGGCACCTCACGCATGGGGCTGGGCTGCATTGTACGGACCCGAATACTCCGTGTTCGACGAGACCAACGCTCGCGATGCGAAGAAGTATCCTCGTATCGAGCGTATCAACCTCGGCGAGATAGCATCATCTTCGTGGACTGCCACGACAGAAACGGTTGACGAGACCACTACCTATATATATAAGTACACTCTCCCGACCGCAGCTGCAACCAAGATGAAGCCTAACGGATTGTGGAGAAGCAACTATTCGGGTTTGGAAGTTGACCACGAAAACGGCAAGCTCGTCATCAAATCAACGACAATCACCACGGCAGCAGCTCTCGTCACAGCATTGTCAGGCAAGATGTTCTACTATGAGTTGAATACTGTTACCCCAGTCGCTATTGCAACCGAAACAGCAGAGGCATTGCTGGCTAACACTATCGACAACTTCGGTTTGAGTTACTTCCTGAACAGCGGTGAACTTACAAGCATCTCGGCATTCGTCACAGAAGCATTCCATCAGACAGGTAAGGGTCAGTTGTTCGACGGTCTCGCACGTCAGACCATGATTGAAGAAATCATCGCCAGCGCGTTCAACCAGCTCAACAAGAGAGTGGGCGGTATCGACAACGCACTGAAAAACGAAATCGTCAATCTTCTTGTTACGGCGGCCAAGGGCAAACAGAGACAGCTCGATAATCTCAATAAGCTGTTTTCATTAAGCGGAAGCGGCTCACCTATCACTGGCGGCATTGTTCCTGACTTTGTCGGTCAGATGTACGATGACACAACCAACCAGGTTACATACCGTGCTTACGGAATTTCTTCTGCAAGCGATTGGAAAGCATTGAATTCGTAACTATTAAAACTGAAACACTATGGCTAAGAAATCATTATTTCAATACGATAACCGAAACGATTACAACGTGGACGCGCATTCGCGCCCAACAGACGGTTCATCAGTAAGCAAAGTGAGTCATGAGGTGGAGTTCAACGGCGTTAATGTCGTCGTTGACTGCCTCCCTCAGAACTGCGAGGTCGGCGACATGATTATCTACGACAAAGAGACCATGAAGCACAAACTCCTTAAGATGGACACCTACGACGCGGCATCATTCGACACTGACAAATACATCAAGTCGAATATGTTTTGGCATGTCACTGTTACAGGCGTCGGCTTATTCCTCTTTGCCACACAGAGCAGCGCACGTTGGGCAGCGTCCAACGAGTACAGAATTGCAGGTATCGACCTCACACAGGCGGGCTCGTTTACCTTCCTCTCGACTGGCTATCAGGCGAAGAATTCGGCCACAACCATTGAATGGGCTGCCAACGCAACTCTTGAAAGCGTCAAAGCTCAGTTCACAACTGGTAATGGCGCGGTGTTAGGAAGCGCTTCTTATAACTCGATAGCGATTGTAGGCAGCGACCTCATCATTACTGTCAACGGCACTGGTACCAACCTTGTTACCATAGGCTCACTGACTGGAGGTGCAGCAAACATCATTCTCACCGACTATTCAGAGACCGTGCGTATCAATGGCGTGACAATCGAGACAAAAGCTCACCGCTCGTTCCAGGGCTCGACAGTTACAAGTCTCTTTGGAACTTACTTTACCAACCTCACATTCCCTGCGACATCAGCATGTTACAGTGTAACAAAGGTAAATCGTTCATGGTGGACTGGTGTTGCCTTGCAAGTTATGAAAGCCTATTGCGCAGCAAGCGGCTCTACATCATTTGTCAGCGACATCACCGCCAATACAAGTGCTCCTATGACAGAGGCAACATTCCTTGCATGTAAGGATTCCGACACACCAGCCGAAGTTGAAGTCTATACCCGCAACAAAGGCAGTTGGGATAATTACCTGCGCAATATGCTTGCCGATCCCGAAGACCTAAAGGGCACTGTCGGTCTGTCGTATGGCGACTTTGGTGAGAGAAGTAAAGCAAGAGCTTCTATTGAAGTTTTGGGTTATGACGGCAGCTGGAAGCCCGCTTATCCGGCAGACTATGCAGCTTCTCAAATGGGTGTGACGGTAGCAGGTTACACAACAGGCTTCGAGCCGGGCAACCTTTATCAGTCAAACACATTCGAATTTGCCTCATTCATGAATGACGAGAAGAGACTGGTTCTCAATCCGTTCATCTCGGCAGTCGGTGGCACAACATTAGGAGGCTCCGGCCTCTGGGCTGGCGGCGAGTGCAATGGCGGCAGCGCCTGGCTCTTCAGCGCCACGTTTGGCATTCTGAACTACAACTTCAAGATGAGCAGCTACGGGGTCAGGGGCTCTCTCGCTTTTAAATTCTAATCCTTTACCTTAGCCTTGCGCCCTCAAAAAGCGCAAGGCTTACAAACTAACAACAATGGTCGAATATAGCAAAGAAGCGGACATCGAAAAAGACATCGAGTTATTTTCCAAACAATATTTCGAGAACAACGAAATAGAGAAAATGCCTCGCAGATACAAGTATGAGCTTGGCACAGCCACTAAAGAAGCCATACTTGAGATGGACAAAAGTTTTTGCAAAGGCTGGAAGTCGTCTATACTGGAGAATAAACTTCGGTATTATGAAGACGCAAGCGGTTTGATTATGTTTATTCAGCATAATCTCAACAGAATGAATGACTTGAACATAATCGACAACATGACCAAAGGAATGTTCGACCTATTGACTAAAAAGATAGACAAGCAACTGCTGAGCTTGACAAACTCTGTGCGAAAAAAATCTCGCAAGAGGCAGAATGTCGGGGACGATGAATCCACCGGCAGCGAACTCAATAATTAAAAGGACGCCTTACTGCAATTATGGAAAATAAATGTAGTCATATCACTAAAGGCGGGCAACGCTCCAACCTCTGGACTGGCGACGAGTACAATGGCAACAACGCCTGGATCTACAACGCCACGAATGGCAAACTGAACAACAACAACAAGATGAACAGCAACGGGGTCAGGGGCTCTCTCGAATTTGATTTTGATGAAGTCACGCTTCAGCAGTTTCTTGAGCTATATGCGCAGTATCTCGACGACTACCGCACCACAAGAAGACACAAAAGGAGTAAGAACTCGCAGCTTTATGTGGAGTATAATCTGCAGGATGAGCTTATACCTATGGTATATGACATCTTAATGCGTCAGTATATACCCGACTGGGCAAACCTTTTCGGCATTACCGACCCGACAGTTAGAGAGGTTATCGCAGCATGGTTCACCGACAGAATCCCGCAGACGAGGATTGTTAAATACGTCATGCCGTTGCTTGAACAAAACTTTTTTCACAAAGACAGTTATTCATGCAGGGTAGGCAAGGGCAGCCTCAAAGCCGTTCAAACCCTATTGTGGTATATCAAGGTTGAGTCGAAAAACCATACCGTGCCTATATGGCTTTACAAGTTCGATATAAAGAGTTTCTTTATGTCTATTGACATGAACATCTTCTATCCGGTGTTCGTTAGTCTTGTAAAGAAATATATGCCAGACAACGCGATACGTGACGAGATAATATATCTTGCTCGCATCGTGTATCTTGGTTATCCGCAGGAGCATTGCGTGGTAAAATCACACCCCGAGATACTCAGACGTATCAAGGAAGGCAAGAGCTTGCGTCACAGGACAAACAACGTGGGCCTGCCGATAGGCAATATCACAAGTCAGATGTTATGCCTGATTGTCACCGCCTACATCTTATTTAAACTTGAAGAATATGGGTTGAAAGATGTTCTTTATACAGATGATGATAGCGGTATCACTCATGATACAGTCAGTTTTATGAAATTCATGGACTGGTTGAAAAATGAACTGCGCCGCGATTGTCATCTTGAAATACACCCTGACAAATTCCATCTGCAGTATTACACAAAGACATTAAACCTTCTCGGTTTAAAAATCAAATACGGCACATTGCTTTTGCCAGGTGACAGAATGGTCCATAACTTCAAGTGGAAGATAACCGTCGCAATCCAAAAAGCGGAGATTTATCCAAACTACATCTATCTGACAAAAGAACACTTCGCTTGTGTTCTCTGCAGCTATCTCGGCTTGTTAAAACACACTGCATCCTATAATCTCAGAAAGGAGCAGATGGAGAGATTAAGACATTCCAAATGGAATGCCATTCTCGACTTAGACACCGACAATTATTTAAAGGTATCGGTAAAGCCAGCGTACACAAAACTGGCTTACGCCATACGACAGAACAAAAGAAGGAAACAACAACTTAAATCTTATTATCATGAACTCATTGGAACAACTTCAACAAACGATTAACGCCAAGAATGGCAGAATCGACGAACTTCAACTTAACCTCAAACACAAAGACTACATCGGCACCAAGATTGCCATGGGTCGCGCTACAAAAGAGGATTACGCCGCAGAGATTGCACGATGCGATGAATGGGCCAACGAGATAGACACACTCACAACAGAGGTCACCAAACTCGAGGCACAAAAGAAAGCATTGGCGGCAGAAATGGAAAATGCGTCACATGAAGTAGAGGGAGGTGAGTGATGAAAACCACAGCCTTATATGTACTCGCAGTTATCTTTCTACTGTACGTGACAACTCTGATATGTGTATTCGCCGATCTGAGGGCTGGTATCAGAAAAGCCAAGGAGAACGGAGTCTTCCGCTCGTCATATGGATATCGCAAGACTGTCAAAAAGATTGCGGAGTATTTCAATATGATGATTATCCTTACTGTTATTGACGCTATTCAGATGGCCTCGATATACATAATAACATTGCAGACCGACTGGACGCTTCCTTTCGTTCCTTTATTCACTGCGATAGGTGCGTTTATCGTGGCGTTTATTGAATTGAAATCGGTACGAGAGAAGCAATCCGACAAAGAGAAGGCGAGGGTTGACGATGCGGTCAATACATTGATCAAGATACTGAAAAACCCGGACAACAGGGAAATGGCAATAGCGGTTGTGGAACAATTAAAAACAGAGAAAAAAGATGACAAGGGGACAGATCAAAGCTAAACTTAGCAAATACTTCAAGATAACCGAGCTTGTTTGCCCACACGTATATGAACGTTTCGGTGAATCAGCATGGAATTACTTTGATATTCGTTTGCTTGAAGTGCTTTTGTGGCTGCGTGTTGCCTTGGGATTGCCAATAACAATCAACGACTGGCGCGCTAGAAAGACACAGCGAGGTTTACGCTGCAACCTGTGCCAGATTGTTAAGGAGAAAATCAGGGCATATTTATCGTCACATATATTTGGCAAGGGTATTGATTTCGACGTCAAGGGTATGAGTGCCCACGATGTCCGTCAATGGATTAACGACCATAAGAGCGAGTTACCACACAACATAAGGTTAGAAGTGCTCTGCAATGGTAAAGAAATCACATGGGTACATCTTGATGTGTGTAATGAGACATCTGAAAAAATCGTTTACTTTAACGACTGACTTTTAATATGACAGTAAATAAAAATGTTTTAATTGTTTTTGCCCTTGCAGTGGTGCTCGCTGTAATCGGCTTTGTGGCAGGATGGAATATTGCAAGAGATTCATCCGGACATGATCCCGAGGTTGTGCGAGACACCATTGTCAGGGTTGACACCTGCAATGTGATATTGCCACCGGACACTATCACCAAGACAGAACTCAAAACAGTGTATGTGCCACAGACAAACATCATCGTTGTAAATGATAGCACTTATAGTATAGAGTTGCCATTCGAACAGCATCTCATGTCGATGAAAGACACGCTGGATGTTTGGTTTAGTGGTGTGGATGCAAAGATTGACAGCCTGCATCTGTATGTGAAAAATACGACAATAGAAATTGAGAAGACACCGAAACAGCAGCTCTTTACATTCTATGGCGGAGCAGGTGTTGACTGGATGGACGGAACGACAGCCTATAAGATGTTTGTCGAAGCCGAGGCTGCATTAGGAAAGAAAATAAAAGTAAGTGCCGATGGAGGGCTGGCGGTATTCGACAAGACCGCTTCGCCATACGTCGCTGTAACATTGAAATATAAATTTAACTGATATGGCAACTAATCAAATTATCATAACAGGGAGAGCTATTGCCGAGGAATTAAAGCGCGAGAGCTCATTGTTGTCGGTTAATCTCGATGACAAAAACGGAGTGTCGATGTACGACAGAATCTTCATAGACAACGACACTATATTATATGGTGCCGTCACAAACGCAGTCGGAAACCTTACACGGGAGGCGAGGAAGTTTATCTCGCAGCATAACTACAATTCTGAATCTGAATCATACAACTGGACCTTGCGAAAGGTTGCTCCTGATGAGCTTGATAGAGATTTCCTGGACTACATTGTTTGCTTTACAATGCATGAATGGTATGCTAAGTCATTGAACAACAGCGGTCAGAGCGATACGTTCGGCGCGCGCGCCACCAACGCCATGCATACCATCTTAAAGAAGCTCTATTTCAAGCCTTCTCCAATGTAAGTGGATGTCGCTTTTTCATATTTTTAAATTTTTCCCCTCCACCACGAGTTGGCGGAGGGGTTTTTGTTAGTATTACTTCTGCTCGTCGTCGAGCTTCAGTTTTAACGCCAGTACCGCGAAGCAGAGATACATTTGTTGTAAATCGGACTCATCGGCATTACCTTCTATTATGTAATCAGGTATCAAGACGGTTTTATTTTTACACTTGGCAACAGCCTTTTTGACACGACTCTCATCTTCTTCTGATTGCAGTAATACAGCTTCTGCAAGTTTTAAGATTTTGTTTGGGATTTCAATACAAAATTTCATGGTGTTAGTTTTTAAAGTGGATAATAATTAAAGTTTCTGATAAGCATAGGTGTATCCATACTGATTTTGTGTGTCTTCGGGTCTTCACATAACAGATTAAAGATAACCCTCATCCTGCTAATATCTCTCAGATGCTCCTTGACGGCATCATCGTTATTGCGGCACATTCGG